TGTGATGCTTGGGTTGTTGGTTGTCCAATCACAAAGACCGCATTTGTAAAGTCAGATGTAAAAGTAGGAGATATGGTGTCTTGGGCTTCGTCAAAAGGTAAAGTAGTTCGTATTGTTCGCTCAGGCGTATTGGACGTACCTAAGACCAGTTTCTCTATCAAAGCAAGTGCAGATGAACCTGCTGTTCTTATCCGCATTTACCGTAATGGTGAAGAGACAGAAACCCTCGTAGGACACAAAGCCTCAACATTGAGGATAATCTCTTGACCAATGGCTAAAGCCCGTGCTTGTCCCAATTGTGGGCTCTGGTACAAACCAAAGTTTGGTGGCGACGCAGAACAATGCTTCGGCTGCATCATTAAAAAAAAGATTATTGACGACAAAGAGTCAGAAAACTCCAAGAGTCCAAAACGTGATTGAGTGTCAAAGTATCTGTTTTACACGTAAGGCATGTTATTCTCTACACAACGCTTACTGTTGCTTTGTTGTAGTGTTGTTTACTGCACAAGCACTTATCGTTTAGGAGAGTTGAATGGCTAAAGCCCGTAAGATGGTTGGACTCAACATTGAGGAAACCAGTGGCGTTGACCACCCAGCACACCTGCACGAAGGTTGGTTAGTCATCAAATCAGAGAACTCTGGTGTAGACGACCTTCTGAGTGACCTTGTAAATGAGAATGAACAATCAGGAACAATCCTGGTTGATGAGGGGACGAAGGAGACCGCTATGCCCCAAGATGAAATCGTAGAAGTGGTTGTAGATAAGGCTATGCACGAAGAAAAAGAAGATGACAAAAAGCCTTCATACAATGACTTAATGAAAAAGATTAAAATGCTTGAAGAAGAAATTGAAAAGAAGCAAAAGCAAATGGATAAAATGGCGCACGACATGGAAGAAGAAAAAAAGCCAGCCAAAAAATCTGTTGAAGAAGAAACTGCTGCTCTTGTAAAAGAAGCACCAGAGCCACTTCGTAAAATGCTTGAAGACCTTGAAAAGTCTGCTACTGACGCAAAGGCTCGCGCTGAAGCGGCAGAATCAGTATTAAAAGCAGAGCGTGATGCTCGCGCAAATGAACTTGCTGTATCAAAGGCAAAAGAGTGGAAACACTTAGCAATTGACGCTGAACAAGTTGGTCCAGCGTTGGCTTCACTTGCTGAAGTAAATGCTGATTTAGCAAAGGCTCTTGAAGATGTTTTGACTTCTGTGAACGCTCAGGCAGAATCCGCAAACATCTTTGCTGAGATTGGAAAGTCTGCTTCACCTACAAGTGGTGATGCTTATACACAATTAACATCTATGGCTAAATCGGCTGTAGACACAAACAAAGGTATTACATTTGAACAAGCGTTTGCTGGTGCTGTAAGTAGCAACCCTGACCTGTACAATCAATACCTAAGCGAGAAGGGTGCTAAGTAAATGGCATACGAAATTAGTAATTACAGTGTAAAGGTTACCCTCGTTGCTGCGGCTGACCTTTCCGCTTTGCAATACACATTCGTCAAATTGAATTCTTCAGGACAGGCTGCTGCTGCTGCTGCTGCCACTGATATTCCAATTGGCGTACTACAGAACGCTCCGACTTCAGGACAAGAAGCAGAAGTGCTTGTTGTTGGCGGTACAAAACTTGTAACTGGTGCTGCAATCTCAGAAGGCGCACTTGTAGGAACTTCATCTACAGGCAAAGCAGTTGCTTTAGTCGCTGGAACAGATACAACAAAGTATGTTGTTGGAACACTTCTAACAGAGTCAGGAGCAAGTGGTGACGTCGTAACAGCCGTTATTAACTGCGCAAATCCTGGCAGAGCCGCATAAGGAGCGCAAAACAAAATGGCACAACCAAACTTTAACTCCGTACATATAGACGCAATCTTGACAAACATTTCTGTTGCGTACCTACAAAATCAAGACAACTTTATCGCTGATAAAGTTTTCCCAATTGTCCCTGTAGACAAGAAGTCCGATAAGTTCTTCACCTACAGTAAGAGCGACTGGTTCAGAGATGAAGCACAACGTCGCGCTGATTCAACCGAATCTGCTGGTGGTGGATACAATCTTTCAACAGACTCATACTCTGCTGAGGTTTATGCTTTCCACAAAGATGTTGGCGACCAACTATTGGCAAACGCTGACGCACCTCTTAACCCACTTCGTGAAGCAACAGAGTTCGTAACTCGTCGTTTAATGCTTCGCAAGGAACTTCAATTCGTAACTGACTTTTTTGGAACAGGTGTTTGGGCTGAGGACGTCACTGGCGTTGCTGGCACACCTACTTCTGGTCAAACAAAGCAGTGGTCTGATTACACTTCATCTGACCCAATCAATGACATTGAAGCAGGAAAGAGCGAGATTCTTGGAACTACTGGTATGGAAGCCAACACCCTTGTTTTAGGGTACGAGACTTTCCGTCAGTTAAAGAATCACCCTGATTTAGTAGACCGTATCAAGTACACATCAAGTCAGACAATCACAAGCGACATGCTTGCTCGTATGTTTGACATTGACCGTGTCCTTGTTGCTAAGGCAGTCAAGGCAACAAACAACGAAGGTGCTGCTGATGCGTTCGCATTTGCTTACGGTAAGAAAGCACTTCTTTGCCACGTTGCAACTGCTCCTGGTCTAATGACTCCATCTGCTGGTTATCAGTTCTCATGGACTGGTGTATCAGGTGGTATTGGCTCAACAATCGGCGTAAGTTCATTCCGTATGGATTCACTTCGCGCAGAGCGTATTGAGGCTGAAATGGCTTTTGATAACAAAGTAATCGCTGCTGACCTCGGTTACTTCTGGGATACAATCGTCGCTTAATGACTGACTGGTGAGGGGGGAGACCACTCTCCCCCCTGCACCTCTATTTGAAAGGAAAAAAAATGCCTCAAGTAAACCGTATCTCCCGTGGCGAAGTTGCTGTTGGAGGAATTGTTGGTTCCACAGGTGACGTAACTTATGGATTAGATTTTGGTACTGCTTCTGTAGACCCAGCGTCAATTGCCGCTACCACTCGTGGTTCAGTAACATTCACTTTAACTGGTGCTAAGACCACCGATATTATTATCGTAAATCCACCTTCAGACCTAAATGATGATTTGATTTTCTGTGGTGCTGCTATTTCAGCCGCAGACACAGTGTCAATTTATCTTTACAATCCAACTGCGTCAGGAATTAACGACACAGCGCGTACATTTTCGTATGTGTGGATTGACATGACTGCGTAGTAATGAAAGCAAAACTTCTTAAGAAGATGACAGTAAATGGTGTAATCCATTTTGCTGGCGAGATTCTTGACGTAAGTGGGTGGCGTAATGTTAACTCTCTAGTTAGCATGCGCTACCTAACTCTCGTAACTGAAGATGCAAAGCCTGTTAAAGAAGTAGAAATTGAAGTTGTAGAAGAAAAGCCCGTAAAGAAAAAATCAAGCGTAAAAGAATAGGTGACCTGTGGCTATATCTCATGGCATTGTTAGCGTAACGACTGCTGCTACCGCATTAAACGCTTCTCTTGATGGTGGTAAAGACGGCTCAACTATTTCAGTTCAAAATCCAACAGGTGGTGCTACTGTTTATATTGGCGGAGCAGGAGTAACTACCGCTTCGTATGGATTTGTATTACTTGCAGGAACAACATTTACTATTGAATTAAATCAAGGCGAAACCCTCTTTGGTATTGTTGCTTCATCTACTCAGTCTGTAGCAGTTCTCCGACAAGGCGTATAGTTAGGGGCTTAAGTCATGGCTCTAACCGTTGATTTAGAAACAGTCACCCTTACAGGGACTTATGTAGATATTGTTGGAAATCCTGTTTCTGGCTCTGTAACTTTTACACCTCAAACCATAATTAAAGACACAGACCAAAATCAGATTATTGTAAACAATGTAATTAGTGAGACCCTTGACGCTAATGGTTCGTTTAGTGTTGTGTTGCCAGTAACAGATGATTCAGATGTCGTGCCTCAACCTTTTGCTTATGCCGTAGAAGAAGTATTTTCAGGTGGCAGGTCATTTACTATTACACTGCCAGGTGGTGGTGCTTCTGTGGATATTGCCGATTTATCCCCTGCGGTCAGTGCTGCCGTTGCTGCTGGTTTTGTTACAAGTGCTCAGTTCAATGCGATAAGCGGTCGTCTTGCTACAGCCAATACCGCCCACACTCAAGTGACTGCTATCCAAGATAATATAGAGGCTGCCGCTTCTGCTGCCGCTTCTGCTGCTGATTCAGCCCAGTCTGCGCAAGTCGCTGGTATCAACCAGTTCCTTTTGATGGGACTGTAAAATGGCTGAACCGTATGTACCTATTGCTCGGCACACTACTGCAAACACTCTTTTAACCACCCTTGAGACCTCATTAGCAACTATTGATGATGACAGCGATTTAATCTTGGCAGACAAAAATGCTGCTGTTGCTTCTGCGGCTTCTGCTGCTGCTACCGTTAAACAATTTAATTTCAACTTAATGCTAGGTGGCGCATAATGGCAATTGCCGCAACCGTAACCCTTGTGCCACTTGCAGGCACTTTTAAGAACTACTTAGGCGACGCTATTGCTGGACAAGTTCAGTTCACCCTTTCAGATATGTTGCGTAACTCTCTGTCTGACCAGATGGTTGTACCGTCAACTGTAGCGGTGACTTT